CGGCTCTGTCTATTGCGTGTATGGGCCACTGGTCGATCTTGCGATTTACGAAAAGCATCCGATCGCACAAGGACTTGTATGGTGGGCCGCCCCTGGCCGTAAAGATGGATGGTTCACGTTGTGGATGATGCAGCCATACGTCGAGGATGAGAAATCGCAATAGCCATTCCCACTTACGTCGCCATTTCGGGCATTCCGTCGAGGGAACAACCGCAACAGTGCCCAAAGCACGCATGGCGCAATGACTGTTAGACACCGCCAGGCGGGCTCGATTGCACGCCGAAGACGTCCTGTCAGGATTACTGATACTCAAGGAGAGGATTTGAAGACGGAGGGCGGCGGGCCGAGATTGATCGTTGTGTGCGGCCTGCCGGGGGCAGGAAAGACGACGCGCGCCAAGCAGTTAGAACGTGCTCTGCACGCAGTTCGGTTTTGCCCAGATGATTGGATGGAACAGCTCGCGATCGACTTGTGGGATGAAGCGAGACGAGCAAAGATAGAAGCGTTCCAATGGATTTTGGGGCAACAGCTTTTGACGTTCGGTCTAACCGTCATCATCGAATGGGGCACGTGGGCACGATCTGAGCGTGACGCGTTGCGGATTGGGGCTAGAACGCTCGGTGCGGCCGTCGAATTGCATTACGTCTCTGCGCCAATCGACGTACTCTTTGACCGAATCCAACGCCGGGGGATTGAAGATCCGCCAATCACGCGAGAGCAGGTGCAGCGGTGGGCCGAGATAATCGAGGTGCCAACTCCCGAGGAGATGGCGTTGTATGACGAACCCTCTAAAACGAGTTAGCAGAGCACGACGGCGTTCGCAGGCGGAACAACGGAAATGTCGCGTGAATTCCCACCAGATGGCCGAAAAGATCAACATCCCGTTCAGGCCACAGTCCTTTCGGAAAATGCGACGCTCTGATCGTCGGATGTGGCAATGACGACGAATCAACTCGCGAGGTCACGAACCTAGTCAGGCGGCCCGAGCTCGGGAACGCGATCCTGGCTCGCAGCCAGCTCTGTCACGTCGCGGTGCAGGTAAATCTCGGTCGTCGTGACGCTGCTGTGGCCCATTAGGTCCGCGACATCCTTCAGAGGGACGCTTGGTGGGCCGCGGTCGGGCAGGAGCGGGCTGTGTCACTTCGTGCATCGGAGCGAGGACCGCGGCGCGAGCCGGATTCGAAGCGCGACGCGCGTTCCATCTAGATGCGACTAGCTGACCCGTGCTACGGCAGAAGTTCTTGCGGAATTTCGCCCGACGAGCCGGCCGAGATCGACGTAAAATTGGGCCGGGATTGACTGCGTGGAATGCCATGCAGCAACGCCGAGGCCGAGTCCCAGAGGTACTTGCCGAAAACGATTAGTCCGGCAGCTCCGCCGAGGAGCGCCTGCACGAGAAGGCTACCCGAACCAGGATCAAAATATGCCAGGAGCAATAACATCTGACCAACCCTCGCAATCCTCCCGAAACGCTGGCGAAAGGCCTTTGGCAAGCGGACCATTGCGACGAAGCGCTTTCCCTGTTCCCGTATAAACACAGGTCGGCTGAATTCGGACCGGGCATTCGGCTTGAGGGTGTGGAATCTCGCAGAATTCCGCTATTTGTCGCTCGCAAGGCTGACGCTTCCGGGCCGCTCAAAACCGAAATAGCTCGCCCACGGCGTCGTCCTCCACTGCTACGTGCAGATACGCCGACGTGATGCTGACGTTCGCATGCCCGGCCGCATCGCGGACTTCGGCCGAGGTGCGATCATAATGCCTTCCTTCGCCGCTGATGTACGGCTTGAGAGTTTAGGGTTCTAAAAACGAAACAGCTCCCCCACTGTATCATCGTCCACCGCGATGTGCAGGTAGGCTGAAGTGATGCTGACATTGGCATGCCCGGCGGCGTCGCGGGCCTCAGCAAGACTTTTTCCGCCAGCGAGGGCATGGGATATGAACGTGTGCCTCCCGTGGTGGATCGTCAGCACTTCGAGCCGTTCGCGGCCGAGAACCTTGCAAGCCGTGTGGAAGCGCCTTCGCAGTGTGTGACGGGACAATCGCGTTCCATGTCGGCTGGGTCGCAGCGAGCCGACGAACTGATCGTCGGGCGCGGCGCCATGCCGAAGGCGCTCCTCTTTCCAGCGCTTCAGGTCAGCGAGCGTGCCGGCGTCCCACCAGAGGGGGACCATGCGGGGTCGGCCGCCTTTCGAGGCGCCGCGGCGGATGCGGATGTGGGGACGCGAGGGCTCGACGCGGATATCGTTGATCCGCAGGCCGGCGATCTCAGAGACGCGCAGGCCGCAGCAGCAGGAGAGACGCACGAGGATCAGGTTCATCCACGTGTTGGCGGAACGCGGGGCCTTGCGCGTGAGGTCGGCCAGGACGGCGGCCAGTTCGCGGCGGGAGAGGATCTTCGTGGCGTCGACGACGGGGGCGTGACCGATGTGCATCAGGTGCCTTTTGCGGATCGAGGTAATTCTTGCGGCGGTTTGGTGCCGGTCAGTCAGTTACCTCGGGGGCGCGCGGAACTCAAGCGAGAATGGACGCAGTTTGGGCCCAGCTTGACAGGCCGGGTCTTGGCCTGATCTTCCTGCCCCCATTTGGCTCGGGCTAAAATGTCGGCGTCGCGATACGAACGCTCTCGATTTTTTAATCATTTCCGTCTTGCTGGCGAATGGCGTTCGTTAGATAAAGCCGACGACGTAAGGACGTGACGCCTCGGACGCGTCGCAGTGTTGCAGGCGAAAAGGCGACGTGACTTGCCACGACTGCACCTGTGGTGACTGCGCCCCCTTTTCTTTCCCCCTTGCCGCCGCGGCGAGAATAACCGATGAACGACGCTAGATTGCCGAAGATTCTATTATCCATTCTCGACCGGCCAGTGTGCGATGTATCCCACAGCGACCTTTTGCTCTGGCTAATGATCTGCGACACGATGGAACGCAGGCACCTTCCGGACGATGTTCGCCACGACTTAAAGCTTTGGCGCGCCGAGGTCGAGACGGAAGTCAATCGAAGAAGAGCCATCAAAGCGATTGTCCAACTAGCATCATTCGAAACCGCCCCGCGGGGCGCGGCCATTTCGTCACAGCCGGGGGCCGACGGAATAAGCGAAAAGACGTCACGCTTCGTTACCTCGTGGAATCGTGGTTAGCTCACCGTCACCTGCGGCAACGAATGGAAGGCCATTTTGGCGAAGCGCAGTTCGCCGGCCGCGAACACTTGCGGATGCCCGGCCAGGACCTTTTCGGTCAGCGTTGAGCCGCTCCGAGGCAGCCCGACGATGAACACGGGTCGCACGGAATCGACACCGACTCACCGCGCCGGTTGCCCTTCACTGGACGGACCTTGTCGACCAAATTCCGCGACCAAGTGAGGATTCGTTAAGCGCATGCAGAAGGTAGCGCGGAAAACAGACCCAGTTCGCGCATGTTGGGTCAGTGTTCGGCCGATTGCCGTAAGTCCGCGGACCCACTCTCAAAAGCGCTGATACAGACATGCGCTGATATTGGCCCGCGCGTTGCGTTTTTCGGCGGCGGCGGATGGCTTCAAAAGAGTCGGCGTATCTGGCGGACACGTCGAGAGATACGACATGTCACCACGACGCCGCCCAATTCTCGGCCTTCAAGAGCCAGTCTCGCCAGACGGCCCGGAATCGCCGTAAGTCTTTGCCCTGTTTGAGAGAATTGCCTATCAGCGCCTATCATGGGGGCTATCAGCGCAGACTTACGGCGAGGAATCAGACGCCACCTCTTATATGGGGATGCCCGGGAATGGGCCGCCCATCGGGATCGTGGTCGCCGTCAGGCGGCGATGTACTCGATCTCGGTGAACGCTTGCGGACCGCGGCACAGCAGGTCGGACGCCATCCGGCAGGCCATCTCCAGCGCGTCGGGGCCGTCGTCGTGGTCCCCGTTGGGGAAGTCCCGGAGCTGCTCAACCAGCGTGCGGGCGCCACGCGAGCCGCGTTTGAATTTGAGTGCCCCGCGCGACAACAGCGAGGTCAGGCCGCGAATACGGACCACTTTCGACACCTGATTCTCGCAGTGGAAGAGCGGAAGGTAGCAGCCCTGCTCAGCGCTACTGCGGGCGATCTCGGTGGCCAGCAATTCCTGGAACTGGTTCGTCTCGATCATGAACCCGTCCGGCCGGAACAGTCGTGCGATATCGATCGCCCGTTCGACGATCAAGGAAACGTTCCGAACCTCCAGATCGGCGTCGATGTATGCAGTCCGGTCTGACGTCACCGTCATCATCACGAAGGCGGAGAAGTCGCCGAACTTCGCGTCCTTTCCCTTGCTGGGATCGAGGGCCATCACCCGGCAGATCACGTCGCTGGGCCATTCGTCGAACCAGATCGATTCGCCGAAGTAACTGTCGGGCCATTCGGTGCTCCCCTCGGCTTGGGGGTCCTGCTGGTACAGAGAGCGCCAGTAGTAGTTCGTTTGGCGCTCGCGGATGCGGTTCAGGTGCTGCTCGGTGTAGACCTCCGGCCAGAGGGCTTCTCCAGGGGCCCGGCCCAGGGGATCGTAGTCTTCCGCCAGCGCCGGTAAACGGATTTCACGCCAGCGCTGACCGTTCGTCTTGGCCTCCCGCAGAATCCTGCCGGCCAGGTCGTCCCGGTGCCAGCGGGTCTGGACCACGACGAACAGCCCGCCCGGTCGCAGCCGTGTCGAGGCGGTCGATTGCCACCAGTCCCACTGTTTCTGGCGGTGGCTGGCGCTGCGGGCTTCCTCGTCGTTCTTGATCGGGTCGTCCACGATCAACAGGTGTGCGCCACGCCCGGTGATTGGTCCCCCCACTCCAGCCGTCGTCATTCCCCCTTCCCGGCCCTCGAGGTCCCAGCGGTGCACGGCAGAAGACCGACGTGAGACGCGAACCCCGAATAGCGAGCCCCACTGCTCGAGCAGGTCCCGCGCCTTGCGTCCCCACTGGGCGGCGAAGTCGGCCTCGTATCCGGTGAGGATCACCCGCCGATCGGGGAACGTGCCCAGATACCAGGCCGGCAGGTGCTGGCTGATCAACAGGCTCTTGCCGTGCTGCGGGGGCATGCAGACGACCAGCCCGTCGAGCTGGCCGGCTTCGGCGTCAGACAACGATTCGGATAAATTCTTGTCCAGGAAGGCCAGGTGGCGGGCCATTTTCCACCGGCCGTCGCTCGTCGCCATTGCGAACGTTGCGGGGCTCGCTGTGATTAATTGGCGCTCGAGTTCCACCAGTTCGTTCGCGGTCGCCGATTGCAGCGACGAGGGCCATGATTCGTTCGCGTCGGGCGTCGAGGCTGACGTTAACATTCAAATTATTCTCCGGATGCACCGGGCCAGAGAGCACATCCAGACCGAGGATGGCGCGCCGCTGGCCGATGCAGTGGCTGACCAGCTGGAGGAAGCGGGGATCTCCGTATTGGTGTTTCATGCTCTTGCGCGCCTTCTGCTCGTGTCCCTCGCCGGTTACAACGGCTGACTGAGCGGGCTTTTGCGAACGCTGCCAGGCGCCCCACGCTTCGCGCTCGATCAGATCCAGCTTTTGCAGTTCCGTGGCCCGCAACTCGTCGAAGTCGCGGATCGTCGAATCGCGCCAGTCCTGGCGAATGGCTTTCAAGTCGGCGCAGATCGTCGGCTGGCTTACCTCGAGTTGATCGGCGATGGCCGGCTGGGACCAACCCTGCAAATAGAGCTCGACCACCTGCTTGCGTCGGTGTAGGACGGCCAAATCGTCGTTGTTCTTGTTTCCCATTGGGAATCCTTGCCTCCTTTAAGACACTTTAGTCAACTCTCCGATATGCATTCGCGCCGGTCCTTCGGGGCGATTCATAGCTGCAAAATGCCCCGTTTGTCATATATCGAGGTGAACTTCGGCTGCGTCGTCGCTCGGTCGATCCCCATGATCAGCGCTACGATCCCGTCGATCCGCTCGATGCTCTTTTTCTTTGACGGTTTCCAATTTCCGGCGGCATCAGTCTCCAGGCTGACGTTGCCCGCCATCCAGCGCAACACCGGGTTCCCGCCGTGGGCGATTTTTCCTGAAAGTACAAGCTCCTCGAGCTTCTTCGTGGGCGCGTTCATACTGGCGTAGCCCTGCCCAAACGCCACGATCTCGAACCCGTCTCCGTCGAGCTGCGTCGCCAACTGCGTCGCGTTCCAGCGATCGATACAGAGCTGGCGGATATGAAACCGCTTCCCCAGATCGTTGATCGCCTTCCGGATGACGTCGTAATCGATGACCTCCCCGGGCGTTGTCTGGATGTGGCCGTCTCGAATCCACTGTTTGTACGGCACGTGGTCGCGCCGTTCCCGTTGGCGTGCGCCTTCTTCCGGCACCCAGAAGAAGGGGAGCACGCCGTAGCGGTCGTCTTGCGGAAACACGAGTGCCAGTGCCGAGATGTCGGTGGTGCACGCGAGGTCCAGCCCGGCGAAGCATTCGCGGCCCTCCAACGTGCGGAGTTCACCGGCACACGCGTCCCATTTCTCCATGTTGAGCCAGCGGACATCCTGCTCGGTCCACTGGTTGAGTCGGTATCTGCGGAATGAGTTCTCCTTCGCCGGAGATTCCTGGGCCTCCTTACAGTCCTCGGCGAACTGCTCGCCATTGATCGTGATCCCGAAGCTGGGATTCGCCTTGCGCCACACCGCGGAGTCGGTCCAGTCGTCGTCATCTGCTGCGGCGGCGATGTACGCGAAGAACGCCAGGTCTTTGGTCGTGCCGTCGAGGACCCGTTCGGCGTAATCGTGTTGCTCGCGGCAGATCGAGTGCCGATCGAACCCGGCGGTGGTGATGCTGAGATGCAGGGGTTGCCTTCGCGAGGCGCCGGCGTACCGTAGCGTGTCCCACAGGTCCCGTGTCTTCTGCGCGTGCAGCTCGTCGATGAGTACAGCGTGGGCGTTCAACCCTTCCTTCGCCGGCACGTCGGCTGAAAGGGCTTTGTACAGCGACTGCGTTCGGTGGCAGACGATCCGCTTTGTCGAACGAATAATCGTGAGGCGTTCCGAGAGCGTGGGCGAGGCCTGGGCCATGTTCGCCGCCTCGTTGTA